TTCGGCTTATTTGAGTGCAAATAAGGCTGTACAGCACAAGAGATGTGGAATACATTGTGCTGGTGGAAATGCTGCTATATGTACTGTTATTACTATAGAGGACTTACAATCCATGGGTGTGATAGAAAAACCCATTGTAAAGAATCCTTTTACAGATGAAGTTGTTATTAATGGAGAAATTGGAGAGTATAATGTTAGAGACATTATGAAAAATTTAGGCCCTATTGAAGATTCGTTGATTGATTTACATGCTTTTGACTGTGAGAATGTTGAGGTTTTAGGAACCGTTGACAAACACTTGACAGTTAGACAGCCACGTACTTCAGAATTTGTGAAATCTTCAATGTATGGCGTTTTCCATGTGCCCGAATATGCCCCAGCTATGTTGGCACCTTCAAAAACAGGAGTTAGTCCGTTTTTTCAAGGATTGGCAAATAAACTTTTGCGACCCTTTAATAAACACGATGACCCTGTTTTAATGGAAATTTGTGAAGCTATTGTGGATCTTATGCCCTGTACTGTAGAACCTAGGTTTCTTACTAGGTTTGAAGCAATTAATGGTGTCAAAGGTTGGCATCATGTTGGTCCAGTAGACACTAGTACGTCTAGTGGCTGGCCAAAGAATGTGGAAAAGAAATCACAAGTGTGGGATGGACGTTTGAAGAAATGGATACCTGCTACTGGAAAGAGAGGATACTTGTATTATGATGTTAATACAAATGGCTATAATTTAATTCCCGATGTTGATGCTAAATTGACAGAATTAATTGATTGCCATAAGAAAGGAGAGTTGTATCCTGTTGTTGTATGTGATAATCTTAAAGATGAGTTATTGCCTCATTCGAAGGTTAGAGAATACACTTGTGTTATTGATGAAGATACTGGAGAGTTACATGAATTCTATGGAGATTGGATTGGAAATACTAGAATTATGAATTCTTTGCCCCTGGAAGCTTTGATAGAAGAAAGAATGTGTTTTGCTGCTTTCTTTGAAGAGTTTGTGCGTTATCATAACTCGAAAGAATCCTTTTGTGCACTTGGGTTTAATGCCCATAGTTACGCAGAAGTCATGACTATGATTGCCAAACTAGAAATAAATGATCGTGGAGATGATTTCATTTCTTTATCTGGAGATGCTAAGAAACAAGATGCTAGTCAATCAAAACGAATTTCAGAAGCTATTAGATGGATTTGTATTGAATGGTATCGGCGTGGAGGACTTGTGTCAGAGGAAGAATTAAAACAGTTGGAAACTTGTGATTTGGAACTTTCACATGTTATTCATATTGCT